TATTTCAGCTACAACCTTAAAGCCCAAATGTCGGTTTAACTTTAGGGCATCTGTGTTATCAGCACAGATTTGCCCTAGTATAACGCTAACTCCTAGTTTATTAAAGGGGTAATCAAATACCGCCCATATAAAATCTTTACTAGCCCAATGCTCACCAACACTACCAATATGAATCTCACAAGCCTTTGGCATAAAGTTGGTATATCCTGCCACCGCTACTAAATTGCCGTCTTTTAACTGCCCAATACATTGGGTGGTTTCAGGTAGGGGAAAGTTAAGTATTCTGACCAGCCATTCCCCCAAATATCGCTGATTTTCAGTCGTAACAGTCCTCACAGTACCCCGCCACGCTCCATTACAAAGTCGGTTGATGCCCAATGAAACTCTATACCTTGCGATGCCACATTCAGGCTAATTGAGCCTGCATAGCCTATTCCTGTCACGCCTTGCCATGTCTTTGTGGTCACTAAACCACCGCCCCAGTTGGCGTTATCCCATGTATCTAAGTCCCATTCCCCAGTTTGTAAAATAGCGGGGTTAAAAGATATTTGGCTAGTAAGTTCTACAGTATCAAAATCGGTGCTTAGACCGCATAAAACAGTCGGTAAGCCATTATCTGTTTGTAGGATAGGGCGTACCATAGTGAAGCGTTTTTGTTGCCCCCTAGACTCAAAATACGAGTAGGCTTGCTGTACAAAACCCTTAATGTTAGTCCCTGCATCGGCAAAAGTATCGTAAAACTTGCCTACAAAGCCAGTTCCACCAAAATACATATCGTCACCGCTTGTTTCCCAACAATTAGCGTTTAAATTGGTAAATCTTCCCCATGATTTTGTAATATTGTGCATGACATACTGCTCAGAACCGCCTGTTACGGGGATATTAACAATCAACATATTGTGTTTGGCAAAGTAATTCATCTGCCAGCCGTAGTTATTGGCGTAATTGTCAGCCGCTTGGCTAATAGCGTAGAAAATCTTGTCGGTAATGTTAACTCGTGGGTCTAGGCGGGTCGATTGAAGTCCTGCCGATAGGGGTACAAGACCATCTTCGGTCAAAAGTAGGATGTCACCACCATACTTAAACACGCATTTACGGGCAAAAGTCTGTCCGATGTTCCAAATACCGACTAAAGCCCAATCATTCGGGTCGGATGGGTCAGAACCCTTGTAAACAGCGACTTCCCCGTTACTTGTAACGAATACGGCTAGGTCATCAACCCCGTAACCTGCGTCAATAGTCCAAGTTCCCATCGCTTGTAGGTAGCCACCCTTTTTAAAGATGCCACCAAGAGGGAATTCGGTTACTGCCCCGTTAATACTGTCAACAGGCAAGTACCAAAAACTCAAACTATTCTTTTGTACAAAGTAAAGACGCTCTTTAAACAGGTTTACATAGGCAAAATTAGTCGAATTTAGCCCTGTAATAAAGTAATTAATCGTATAAGTGCCTACTGTGCTCGCATTACCGCTTGGGGCAGTCGCCATCGTATAGGTGAGGGTCGAGCCACCCGTTACAGTAATGCGATAAGTTCCGTTAAATTCTGCGGGTGTTGCACCTGCTACTGTTATGGTGTTACCTGTAACAAGATTATGAGCCGATGCAGTCGTTAAAGTGGCAGTTAAATTGCCTGTACCACCCCTAGTAATGGTCGAAATGGTCTGTGCGGTGTTGGTCGTAGCACTTCTAGACCATCTTGTGCCGTCATAAACCACCATCGGGTCAACCCCGTTGACGGCAGGCATAAATGAGCCACCAGCAGTCGTAATCATGGTGTGAATCCACTTACCATCGGTGTTACCTGTCAGGCTTTGGGTAGCCGTTGAGGTACTAGCATCATAAATAATCGTAGCGGTAGATGCGAACAGCTTGCTACCTGTTGGGCTACTGTAATTCATTAGCGATAAAACCGCCCCAGTAATGCCTGTTGAATACTTTGAATAGCCTTTTCTAAGCGTCACATCCGTAGGCGTAGGAAAAAAGTTGACCATTTGAACCGCATCTAAAGGGTTCATTTCAGCCAAAGAATCCCTAGCGTTCCAACCCCCAATAGGGGCGGGTAAGGAAGCTGTGACTGCCCGTCTTTGTTGAGCCACCGCCATGTTTAAGTTCCGTAGCCAGTATCAGGAATGTTGGCGTAACCAATAAGCACCTTCGTTGGGTATGGTGCAAACGATAGGTTAGCAGAGCCTTTATCGTTGGCTTTAGCGACATTCAGATAGCGGAAATAGTCTTGTTGCAATGCAGTAGTGTCAAATCCTTTGATTTGGAAATACTTAAGTTTTGTGCTTAAAACTAAGACTGTATCGTCAAATATGGTCGTATCGGTATCTAAAGTAAAGCTGTTTTTAACTGCACCAGCAGCACTTCTAGCCCAACCTTTTGAGCGGTATTCAAAGCCTAAATATTCTTGTGTGTTATATGGTGGCCAAATTTGGAACTTATTGCCTAGAATACGCCACCTGATACGAGGGCCTGTTGAGATATATCCTGACTTTAGCCATTGCCATTGCTGGGCATCTTCAGGGCCAAGCATCTGCCAATGCTTCGTCTTATCCCAATGGGTATTGTCCGTAATGGTTTCAAAGTCAGGCGGTAATGGGTATTTGGTCTGCGAAAAGGTAAAGGTTACGCCTGCGTATGTTCCACTAGCCAACTGGCTCATTACGATGGTAGAAGTCGTGCCATTAAAGGTTACTGAGGATACATAGGTATCTTGGTTGATTCCCTCGCCTGTAATGGAATAATTGCTGTTTAGAGCAGTAGCATCACCAGTAACAATAATGTTATAACTTTGGTCGCTGATGGTAGCCCCTACAAAAGTAACTGCATCGGTGTAAAACCGATACTCCAACTGTAAGGCTTGCCAATCATATTCCTTAACCAAGTCATAGCCAGCACGATTCATTAGAGCTAGAACTTGTTGTACATCTTGATTGGTATTACCCGCAACATAGGTAGGAATAGCAAGGTTTAACTCGCTAGTGGTCTGTTGCACGAGTTGGAGCATCGTTGATGACATAGTTTAGGCTTCCTCTACGACTTTCTTTTTGCGGGATTTTTTCTCTCCAACTGCCGCAAGTATAGCCGCCATTTGTTCTTGCATTAAGGCGAGCTTCGCATCAGTTTCAGCCTTGATTTTAGCAGTTTCCTCGTCTTTTTTGGCAAGTTCTTGCTTTAACTGATTAATTTCTTCAGTTCGTTTTGTGGCTTCTGCGGTTTCTTCGGCAAGGTTTAGAAAGGTTCTAGCCTTATCCCTAAAGGCGTGGGGTGACATACCAGCAATCATGCCAATGCGTTGAAGCTGTAAGTCTGATGCGTTAGCAATGGATTCGACTGTCATAAACTTGATGCCCCGTAGCTCTTGGGCTTGGGATTGGCTAATTAAAGTCCATTCCTCTACAGGTGTTCCAATCATCTCGCTACTAGTGTCTTGTGTAGCTTGATATTGAAGCCATTGGCGTGGAAAACGCTGTTTGTGGCTATTCTGTGCGTAGGTGTCAATCTCGGTAAGGCTGTCACCAGCGACCATAATGCGTACAAAGTCGTAATCTTTGAATATTGGTCTGCCTGCTTCGTTTGATTCATGCTCTAGTTTGACTGCTCGCTTATAAAACTTAACTGCCAAACGAGAATCTGCGTCTTGCATATCGCTATCTATTGCCATTTTAAAACTCCCAAGTGGTTAGGATACTGCGGTTAAAAAAAGAAAAAGGAGCTACCCCATTACGAGATAGCCCCTTGTTTTTACTACAATTTTTGATTAGACGCTAGTAGCAGCAAACCAACCAAAATCACCGCTTGCCATAGATTCGGCTGATACATAAGTGCCACCAGATGCGGAAGCAATAAATGTAGAAGCGTTAATAGAGCAAGTTGCGGTAGATGCACCAATAGCAGCACCAGCTTTAGCAAACACATAACGCTTGCCATCGTTACCAAAAGTCTGAGTCCCTAAAGGGCCAAACTGAGGAATGTCAATAGCGGTAGTGCCGTTAATGTATGAAAAGCTGTCAGGTGTGACGCTGTTTAAATCAACCCCTGCAATGGGGAGTGTTGAGTAAGCCATGATTATTTCCTTTACTTAATTAGGTGGTCAAAATACCCTGCAACTGTGCGTTGCTGGTGGTTAAGTTACCTGCCCAACCATAGAGTTTAACAATCGCATCTTGGTTGATGGCTTGACGCTCACCACCGATAGGTACGAAATTACGCTCTTTGTGTGGGCGGAAGAAAATGTAATTGGTGTTCAAAAGATACATATAGTTGTCATTCTCTTGTTGACCAATACCACCACCGAGTACCACATCAGCAGATGTACCACCGCCGTAGAACTTGAGGGATGCGAAACCTGCTGCACCTGATTCTTCGGTAGTAATACGCTGAATTGCTTGCAATGCACCTACGAAATACTGATATGCGGTGTTACCAGCAATGTAAAGGTCAGCTTTGTCTGTACCACGAACCTGCTTGATGGCTGCTTCAGTCATCTTAGCAAGGGTGTTGGTAGAGAGCAAACCAGTAGTTACTTGGTTACGCCAGAAAGTCCAGTTAGCACGATTAATACCGCCATAAGTGCCTGTGGATGGGGAAGTAGCAACGGCAGCAGCCAAGCCGTCAATGTTCTTACCGCCATTACCAGTACCATCGCCATACAAATCGCCTGAAATGCGGTTTAAAAGGCGAGCTTCAGAAACTTGCATACGACCATCTAACAGGTCAATGATTGCTTCTTTGCTTGAGTTTTGGAGCATTTCCAAACCGCTCATTGTTACAGCAGCAGCGTACTGAGCAATCTTAAACTGAGCAGCCGAGATTGGGCTATCAGGAGCAATGTTCAATACTTCATATCCGCTATAAGAATTAGCGTTGTTGGTGTTGGGGTCGTTGTACATGATTTCTTCCAAAATCACATTACCACCCGAAAATGGGCGTACATTGCCCTTAGAGTTAAGTCTTTGCAGAATCGCATTGTTCTGCGTTAAGTTATCAGCCAATTCACCGCTACGACTTTGAATGGTGGTAGCGATAATATCGGTGATTGCTGAGTTAGCAAATGCCATGATATTTCCTTTTTAAGTTAATTAAAGCCTACCGCTCTCTGCTTCAGCCATTTGGGCCATCAGTAAAGAACGCCTGTCCTTTGCTTCGACTTTCGCCTGCGTTCCGTTAGGAGTAACGGATTTTGGACTAACAGCCGTTGCTTTGGCTCGTGCTACTTGTTGTGCCTTAGATGCTTGCTTTGTAGCGTTGCTCAGGAGTTTTTCCTGTTCCAACCTAAAGGCTTCATCGTTCATACGCACAGCTTTTGCATAAGCCGTTTCAAGGTCTTGGGCCTTACCTAGCTCAAGTAGTTGAGCCATTTCTTCCCTAACCATATCAAAGTGCGGAAACCGCTCTCTGTCACTTCGTACTCGCTCAATTTCATTATTCAATCGAGCTTGTTCTTCTTGCTCAAACCGCCCTTTTATCGTGCTAACCTCTTGATTAACTTGATAAAGTTGTTGCATTAACTGTTGAGTATATGCGTCAACTGGTTGTTGCGGTTCGTTAATTTGATTTAAGTTTACTCCATAATCTTGTGCAAGTCTATGAAACATCTGTACTTTTTGTTCATGGGGAGCTTTGGTCAGAATCATGTGTGCCCGACCTAAGTTGTTTATCCATGCGGCAGGGTGGATTCCTTGTGCTTGGAGTTCAGGTACAAACGGGGTAATTGCTTCCTCAAGAGCCTTTGCTCGTTCCGCTTCCGCTTTATATACGCTAACGCCTTTTTTAAACTCGTTCTCTCTTTGGTTGAGGTATTCAAGATGTTTCTTACTTTCTTCTTTAGTTAATGTTTCGCCTTTGGCTATCTTATCCCATAGAGGTAAAAGGTCTTTCTTCCAAGTCGTAGGCTTTGGTATATCGCCAACCTCAAGCTGTTCTTCGGGCTGTTCGGGTTCTGCCGTATCTTCTGCAACAACCTCAGCGACTTCTTCCTCTGCCACCGCTTCATCTTTAGCGACAAACTGTCCCTTCTCATTCCGAGCAGGTTCGTCTTGAGAAACTTCCTCTTGCATCTCCTCATGTTCTTCCTCTACGGGTTTACCCTCATCTTGTGGCTCAAGTACATCCTCTAACGCTGCTTCCAACATCTCTCTGCGGTCTGCCATGATTACTCCTTAACGATAGTTTA